CAGAAACCTTATTTTCGGTCTGATAGTCCATGCTTATTCATGCTATCAAAATGAAAATACATCTTTTCTATGCTTACTCAAGCGTGTGATTGACCCTAGCGTGCTTAATCACCCTATCTAATACGATAATAACGCCATTAGAATTACTTGTCAAGAAGTTTTGATTGACTTTTTAATAAATATTAAGTATGATATGCTTATAAACACCGAGAAAAGCAACGAAAGGAGCGGTTATACTAAGTTATGGAACATTACGAAAAGAAAATCAGTTTCTTAGGAGAGAATATACAGACCATAAGAAAACACAGAGGAATGAAACAACAGGAACTTGCGGATAAAATCGGTATCAATATGCAGAGCCTTTCCAAGATTGAACGGGGTGTGAATTATCCTACCTTTGACACATTAGAAAAGATAATGGACGTGCTGGGAGTAACGCCCAATGAATTATTATCAGGAGAATGGAAGTATATTGACCACACCGAACCATATATCATGGATATTATCAAACGGGAACAGGACTTCAATGTTTCCTTAGATTATCTGTCTGAAAATGAATTTTTCAATGATGAAAAAGAATGCAGATTTTACATGGAAACCAAACTCATACAGTATATCCATAACTACATTACCAATGAGGTTACGGAGTTAGAAGAACTTATGGAAATCAAGCAGTTGATACAACGTCAAAAAATAGAACGCATGATGAAAGTACATAAGGAAATGCGAGGGTTAGACCGATACAGAGAACAGCCCAAAGAGTATAAATACCATGACCCTTATGATGACTGGATATTCCGTCAACTTGCGGACATAGACAGCAGAAATAACATTCCCGACACTTCGCCACAGTTAGATTTTGATGAAACGGACTATGAAGATTATCTGAAAGAGAAATGGAACAGAGGTCTTTAATTTTCCTCTTGAATGAAAGATACAGCAAACAAAAAGCCCAGTAAAGAGTGCAAAGCACCACCAATGGTGGCAAGGCTCTTGACAGGGCTTTTTCTTTTCTGTGGTTGGTAATCAAGAGGAAGAAAGAAAAAGTGTGTATTTTTCAAGACAGAAAAATGTCAAGGGGGGTGTGCTGATTTTTGTTGTGGCGGATATATGGAACTGTTATAATATGGATATGTTTAAATTACGTTATAAGCAAGAATATTCTGCTGATTTGTCAAAAAACATCATTGCAACTGCCAGTTGACATATTTCCATATCTAAATGGTGGCTATGCAACTGATAATATTGCTAAAATTACACCATGAAAGAAAGGAGTGTTAGCTAATGAATATGGCAGACAGAATACAATATTTAAGGAAATCAAAAGGAATATCACAAGAGGAACTTGCGGATAAAGTTGGAGTTTCAAGGCAGGCTGTTTCCAAATGGGAAAGTGAACAAAGTACGCCTGACTTAGAAAAAATAATTATAATGAGTGATTTTTTTGGAGTAACAACTGACTATATCCTAAAGGGAATTGAACCAGTAGCAGACAAAGAACAAAAAAATAAAGAGCTTACGAGTAAGGTACTTTATATATCATCAACAGCTTTTGTTGCTATTGGGCTGTTTTGTGCATTTGGTAATTGGTATGCAGAACAAACAATGGAAGCAGTTTGGGGTTCAATGATTATTCAAGCTATAGGGATTGTTGGATATTTTATAGCGAGAATACTATCGGAAGAAAAATCCCCCTTTTATGTAAATTGGCTTAATATAATCGGAGTTGCTTTTATGCCTATTTCTATGATTACAGGATATATTTCAGGATTGGTTTTCAAACTAGAAGGGTGGATTGCACCTTATCCGATAGGAATATTTCATACTTTAGTTTTCGTGTTAGTATTCTTTGTAGTTGTGATTGCAAGCTATATTATTCTAAAGAAACAAACAAAATAGTGATTACCTTTATTTTGCAAAAGCAGTTAGTCTTAGGATTGACTGCTTATTAATAAAAGACACCACTTCAATGTGTCAATGGTGTCTTTTTAGTGCTATTTTATCGTCATATCAAGGCTCGTTCAATCGTGGTATATTCGTGGTAAAATGAGTGTTTTTCTATACTTCGAAATGCTTGAAAGTGTAATATTTATAGGGATAATCAAAAATCAGATATAAAGTTTGTAATAATTTATTTCCAGCTTTTTGTATTCTGATATACGCCATCCGGAGTAACACATGATTAAAAGTATTTTTACTATAATGTCCTCTGAGTGGCTCCACAGGATTCTTAGTTCTTCATCAGTAAAAGGGACTCCATGTTCGTCATCTTCCATAGATTTTATAAAGACGTACTGGCTGTAATCCTTATCGCACAAGCCTTGGCTATCTGCATATCGGTACATCTGATGATATAGGTTTTTTATGAGTTCAAGGCTGGAATGCTTTAAAGGGCAGGAATCCAGATTTTCTTGCAGATCTTTGGCCCGCAGATCCCGGAATTTTTTGTCGTACAAGGATTTACAATTTTTGTATGCAGCTTTTGTAGATCTTACAGAGGATGGGGAGTACTTGTGTCCTTCAGCAAATTTGTTTTGAAAAAAAGCATGATATACATCCGAAAAAGTCTTTTCAGGTGCAACAGGCTCCAGCCCTTTGATCGAACTGTAATCCGACATGATTTTTTGCGCAAGCGTGTCTAAGGATGTGTTTGCAGTTGGCAGTTCTAAGGTGCTTTCCATACCTGGAATATAAGTACCAGCCTTGTAGGCAGTAAGGATAATAAAACCTTTCATCCATTCGTCTACATAACAGATTGCCGGAGGCCGGTTACCGTCTATGTCAGACGGTGGATGGACGGCATAAGGGTTTTTTCGATTTTTCCCAAGATAGCGGATGGAGCCGTACCCGTTTGGGAGACGTGGGTGTTTTTTTCTTCTTGGCATTGTATCATTCCTCCTTAAAAATGGGTATAAAAAATACACCTGTACAGGTGCGCGGAGGTGTGATACAATATGAGTGGTTGAATTATATTGTATATGACCTCCGGGCCTGTACAGAATTTATCTAAAAGCCGTTCCTGTTGGCGCAGGGGCGGTTTTTGCGTTATATTTAAAAAGCACTATTTCAAATCTACATAAGTGCCAGATGTTTCTCCAGCAATATTAAGATATATAGTTTCATATGAATATGTATCTAAGTCAATAACTCGAAATTCTACAAGAAAATCATTTTTAGTCTGGGCTCCGAAGGAATTAGTAGCAATAACATAACCTTGTACGGCAACATATTCTCCCTTACGTGCCATTGTACATTCCCTCATAGAACTAAATTGAGCGCTGGATGGATTCTTTAAATTGGCCGAAACAGCTTCCATTGCAATGGAGTAATACTTTGAATCGTTATTACCTATTTTTCGATCCTCTAAATCACTTTTGGTATAGTTTATAGAATCGTCTTTATATAAATTATAATCTCCGCAAATAACCATATACAATTTGTCACTTACAGTGACCTTGAGATTGTAATCGTCGGCTTTAACTTCAAAGAGAGTTCCAGCTGTATTTTTGTTAACAACTATATTTTCAAACCCCATTTCAGAGGTCAGGATGTCAAAGGTACTGTTTGCGGCGTCAGAAGTAACGTTAGGATTTGCAGTTAGTTGCTTGACAAACTCTTCTTTTTTAGAAAAAGGGACAGTAGATTCGGCAGTGGGAGCAGGGGACTCAGTATGTGCTTCAGTATGTGCTTCGGTAGGAGTCGGTTTTGTGTCCTCTGGAATTGTTTCGGATGTTTTTTCAGAGGTGTCCTCGATGGTATGTTCGGCGGCATTAGTAGTTTCTTGCGAGGATACTACAGTAGATGTTTTTGGGGGAATTGTTAACCCAAATCCGATAAAACTAAAAATGCAAATAAAAGTAAAAGCAGCACACAAAACAAGAGTAGGTTTGGCTTTTTGTTTTTTAAATAAGCGCATTACAGTCAGGACTAAACAGACAGGGACACCTATAATTCCAATTATAGTTAGTAAAAGAAAGACATTATTCATACTCATCATCCTCACTTTGTAGTTTTTTATTAAAGTGCCATAGGCTATTTTAATCTCAATTCAATCAATTCTTTTGGATAGCCGGTGCATAGAGACATCTGCTCCATTGTATACCCGTTAAATTCAGCTATCAGATCATCCGGGATCAGAAGATAAGCGGCAAAAAGGTTTGCCCTTCGCTCCAATCTGGAATTGAGAAGCAGTGTTTTGTTCCGGATGAAATAGCAGTTCGATTTTCGATCTAGCAGAGCGTGCCCTAGTTCGTGGGCCATTACTAAGATCAGTTCCTCTCTGCTTAATTGGTCGCTTAAAAATATGTACCGATGATTTTTGAGAAACATATAGCAACCTTCCTGTTTGAGGTTTCCGATCTGGTAGAGTATGCCCAGTTGATCCGCAATCTCAAAAGGATTTGACGTATTACACAATCGCTTGCAATAAGCGACCAGCCTTTTTATACGTTCTATCTCTCCCAATAAGCTCACCTACTTTTTGTATTTCTTAGGAGTGTACTTTTCTCTGTTAATAATCTTAAGCCTTCGAAGTGCAATTTCTAATTCATCTCTAAATAATTCAGCTGCTTCTGGATCAAGCTCTTCTCCATTATAACTGGCTGGGCCAGATTCACCAGCAGAAAGTTTTTCCATGATACTATCAAGATCCTTGGCAATATCGCGTTCATCTCTGGAACTTAGTTCCGATGATTTTTCCTTTTTTTGTTCGGTTGTGTCCTTTCCGGTTGTCAAGTAGTCGAGGGAAACGCCAAAGTAGTCGGCAATTTTTTTCATATTATCTGTTTTGGGAGTGCTACGACCGCGTTTCCAGTCGCTTAATGTTGATTGAGTAATTCCGGTTTCTTTAGACACCTTATAAGCGGTTATCCCATGCTCTTGTAGTAGTTGTTCAAAAATCTCATACATAAATTGTTCACCTTTCATAAACCGTAGGCAATACTAAGAAAAACCGAAAAAATCTATTGACATTATCGGAAATGCATAGTATAGTATGAGCATACAAAGGAAAATCGATAAAAACCTTTGTAGCTACGGAAATGTTATTTACTTCGTTCGACAAACTAAGCATATCACATTTCCGTAGTAATTGCAATATAGTTTTTGGGAAAGGAGAGTATGATTATGTACAAAAAATTTGCTAATTTGTTAGTAAAAAATAACAAAACAGCATATCAGGTATCTAAAGATACAGGAATTGCTCAGTCTGTTTTATCTGATTGGAAAACTGGGCGTAGTACCCCAAAGTTCGACAAGCTTTTTGTGCTCGCAAAGTATTTTGACGTACCAGTGGAGTATTTTGCAGAGGATTCAGATGAGAAGGGAGCGTGAGAGAGGTGGAAGAAAAAAAGAAACCGCATATTACTATGGTCTGGATAGTAATAGCGATTATATCAATTAATCAGGCTGTTGGGGCATATCAAGATTTTCAGATTCACCAGGAGTTGCGGAATCAGATTCGTTTACTACAGGAACAGCATTCGAATTTGTTGCAACAGTTGAACGTGGGTCTGGAGACAGTTTTGACTGAGACACTAAATAATCGTTGAGTGCAGATATAGAGTCATTAAGTCGATTCAATGATTCAGTGTAGCTTTCAAACATAGTTGCTTCAGTTTGTGCAGCTGTATTTTGAGAAGACGTGTCTATGTTGTGATGGAGACGGAGGTGACAGAAATGAAGATTGAAAAAATATCACAGTTCAGTGATTTAAAACACTCAATCCATGTATTTGATACAAAAGGCAATCGTTTGGCAGATATAGACAAAGATGGTGTCAGAGTGTATGGAAATACGTTGAACATTGCTGTTAGTAAGGAAACTGGAGAAGAAAACGGCTGGACGAAATCAGAAATGGTTTATCTATCTAACGGTTTGAAAGAAGTTATCGAATTGAAAAATAGAGCCTGAAAGGCCCTATTTCCTACAACAGTGTGGACATGGAGACGCAATTTTTCCATATTGTGTAGATGCGATTAGTTCAGCTTCTTGATAAGTGTAAACCATAGTGGCTCTGGTGGGGCCAACTTCAAGAAGCTTACAGTTTTCGGTTTCATTTTTTAGGTGATGAACGATACCAGTAGTTTTTTCAAGTAAGTATTCGTCCTTCCCCGCATTTGGACTTAATGCCATGTTAAAACTCCTTTCACTGTACTTGGTGTTACAGCACCTGTACGTACAGTATAAGGCACAGGGGAGGGAAAAACAAGATGAGAAAGGAGCGTGAAAGAAATGAAAACGGCGATAGAAAAAAATATCTATCTCCTGAAGATGCGGCTCCCATTTTGGGATTGTCACCTGCTGACATTAGAAAAAATATGAGGAACGGTGTTCTGGATCTTGGCTTAGCATTAGATCCTAAGAAAACAGGTAAAAAGAACTGGAAGTTTAAAATCTATCCAGATAAACTCAACAAAATTACCGGAGGAAAATTATGAGAACATTACATAAGGCCCAACACGATCACCCAAGCTGCTACGCCCAGATCACCGGCCAGCGCAGTGCGGTAATCATCCAGGAGGACGGACACTGCGAGCCAGTTACCTTCCGGCAGCGGATTACAGACAGGCCCCGGATTGACTGGGTGAGACTGGCGGGGTGGCTGATCCCGGCGGTGATCTTTGCGACAGGGATGCTGATGGCCATGACGCTGATTGCAATGGCAGCACTGGGGCAACTGTGAAAGGGGGTGAAAGAAGATGAAGAAAGCGACAACCATAGCGGAGTTCTGGATCAGGAAGCATCTGGAGCATACGCCCATTAACGCAGACTGTTGTGTGCTGGAGATGATTGAGCCAAGGATGGCAGAGGTGAGGGACTGCAACGGGGACAGGCTCCGGCTGGTTTATGACCCGCATACAGGCAATGTAATTATGCTGAGAGGAGACGGAATGTATGAATCAGAGATTGAGGCGTAAAACAGAGAAGCGAAAGAGGCAGCAGATCTGCGAGGCGCTGGATTTGTGCTTGCAGATCAATGGATTGCAGAGCAGCAGGCAGGAGCTTACCGGGGACCGCCCGACAGCATTCTTTTCCTTTTGGGGCCATATGGCGATGATAAAGGCAGATGTGCATAGAGAGGGCTGGAAGGCAGGGGCCTCCGCGGATGAGTATCTGATTGCCTTTATCACCGAACCGGGCGAGGTGGAGCAGCTGGTTCGCCAGCTTAAGCAACTGAAAAAGGATCTGCACAGCGGCAACTGTAACAGATCCAGAAACTAAAATAATACACCCTTATTATGGCGGAAACAGATAGAAAAATCAAGGAGGATTTTAAAATTATGACATTGACAGTATCATTTAACAGCTTTGACGAGATGGTAGACTTCGCAAGAAGTCTCACAGGACAGGTGCATGGATCAGCGGTTCAAGCGGCGCCAGTGCAGGAACCCTCACAGTCCGCTGTCCCAACAGCCCGTGTGACTCCTGTGGCATCTGCTCCGGCAGCCCCCGTGACGTCGGTACCCACAGCGCCGGCAGCTCCGACAGCAGTACCTGCAGCTCCTGCCACGCCGGCGCCGGCTGTCCAAGCACCTGCCGCAGTACCCACATCCACCCATACATATACGCCGGATGAGCTGGCGAAGGCAGCCATGCCCCTGATGGATGCGGGAAAGCAGCAGGAACTGATCGGGCTTGTGCACCAGTTCGGCGCGTCATCGATCCCGGAGCTGCGTCCGGAGCAGTATGGGGCGTTTGCTACGGCACTTAGAGGAATGGGGGCACAGATCTGATGGGTGGACACGCAGAAAGAAAACATTCCCTCTTAAGCCCGTCCGGGGCGCACCGGTGGATGGCCTGTACACCAAGTGTCATGCTGGAGAGGAGATTCCCGGATACGGGATCGCAGGCGGCGGAAGAGGGGACACTGGCCCATGAGCTGGCGGAGCTTAAGGTGCGCAATTACTTCTACACTGTTGAGTTCGGGAAACGGAAGCTTACATCCGCTGTGAAAAAACTGAAGGAAAGCGATCTCTGGGATGAGGAGATGATGCGCTATACGGATGATTACCTGGATTACATCAAATCGGCTGCTATGAAATTCCCGTCCTCCCCTCACGTGGATATTGAACGCAGGGTGCCCCTGGACCGGTACATCCCCCATCTTCCGGATGAGGACGGGGCGTCCGGGTCAGCGGACTGTATCCTGGTTGGGAATGGGATCATCCATGTCATTGATTTTAAATATGGGAAAAGCCCGGACGGCCGCGTAAGTGCGGAATGGAACCCGCAAATGCTGCTGTACGCACTGGGGGCGTATGAAGCCTACCGGGTCCTGTACCGGATCCAGGCCGTCCGTATGAGCATCGTACAGCCCCGGCTTTCAGACGGGCTCTCTGAATGGGAGTGCTCCCTGGATGAGCTGCTGCAGTTTGGGGAGTATGTAAAGGAACGGGCTTCGCTGGCGATCAAAGGGGAAGGGGAGTTCATGCCGGGATCCAAGACCTGCCGGTACTGCCGGGCAAGAGGGGAGTGCAGGGCACGGGCGGAAAAGAACGTGGAGCTTGCATTTTTGACTGGGACAGATCCCGCCCTTATTTCCGACGCGGAGATGGGGGATTATCTGAGGAAAGGAAGGGACGTGGCCCGCTGGCTGTCGGATATCCAGGAGACAGCGCTTAAAAAGTGCCTGGCCGGAAAGACGGTCCCGGGATGGAAGGCAGTGGAAGGAAGAAGCACCCGGGCGTGGACCGACGTGGATGAAGCGTTTGGGGTCCTCGAGTCCAGAGGGGTGCCTCAGGAGATGCTGTGGGAGCGGAAACCCCTTACCGTCGCCCAGGTAGAGAAGGTGCTGGGTAAAAAGGAGTTTGCCGAGAAGGCAGGGGACTGTGTGGTAAAGAAACCGGGAAGTCCGGCGCTGGCGGAGGAATCCGATAAACGGCCGGCAATCACAAACAAAGTAAGCGCCGCTGAGGCGTTCAAGGAGGAATGCTGATATGAATGAATTAACAAATGTAACAACTGGAGAAGTAAGACTGAGCTACGTGCATCTGTTTAAGCCCTATGCGGCTATGCCAGGGCAGGAGGAAAAGTACAGCTGTACGGTCCTTGTACCGAAGACGGACACAGACACGATGGCCCGCATCAATGCGGCGATTGAGGCAGCCAAGCAGAAAGGCATTTCCGATAAATGGGGCGGCGTGTGCCCGCCGGTCGTCCAGGTGCCAGTGTATGATGGGGACGGTGTCCGTCCTTCCGATGGCATGGCGTTTGGCCCAGAGTGCAAAGGGCACTGGGTATTTACAGCCAGTGCCAAGGCGGACTATCCTCCAGAGATCGTGGACCGCATGGCAAACCCGATCATCAACCAGTCAGAAGTATACAGCGGTATGTACGGCCGTGTGAATGTGACCTTCTTCCCCTACGCGTTTGGAGGGAAGAAAGGGGTTGGCTGCGGCCTGGGGCCGGTCCAGAAGCTGCGTGACGGCGAGGCCCTGGGCGGAAGCGCCCCGACAGCCGCACAGGCCTTCGGAGCCCCGCAGCCCCAGGCAGCAGCCCAGCAGTACGGAGCGGTCGCAGGGCCCGGATACGCCGCCCAGAATCCGGCCGCAGGGCAGGCACCGTGGGGACAGCCGGCAGGCGGGGTAAACCCGCTGACAGGTATGCCGTATTAAGCAGACGGGTATGGGGGCCGCAGGGCCCCCATCCTGACAGGAGGAAGACATGATAAAACACCATTTGAGCATAGACATTGAAACGCGCAGCAGCGTGGATATCGGCAAGGCAGGGCTCTATAAATATGCCCAGTCCCCTGATTTCAGGGTCCTCCTGTTCGCTTACCGGATCGATACACTTCCCGTAGAGATTATAGACCTTGCTTGTGGGGAAACGATACCGGAACGCATCAAGCGGATGCTGGACGATCCGGGAGTGGCCAAGCACGCTTATAATGCGGCATTCGAGTGGTACTGCCTCAACCGGGCAGGCTACAAAACACCGCTGGAACAGTGGCGCTGTACCATGGCCCACGGCCTGTACTGCGGGTATACGGCCGGACTGGATGCCACCGGGAAGGCCATAGGCCTGCCCCAGGACAAGCAGAAGCTTTCCATCGGCAAGACCCTGATCCGGTACTTCTGCGTCCCCTGTAAACCTACCAAGTCCAACGGGAACCGCGCCTGGAACCAGCCTCACCACGCCCCGGAGAAATGGGAGCTGTTTAAGGAATACTGCAGACAGGACGTTGTAACGGAGCATGAGATCTTAAAACGGCTGGACCAGTTCCCTATGCCGGAGGCAGAACAGTACCAGTGGAGGCTGGATGTCATTATGAATGCATATGGGGTCCGTGTGGACACGGAGCTGATCGGGGGCGCCCTGTACATTAACGATATCAGTACCCAGGAGCTGACGGAGGAAGCTGTCCGGATCACCGGGCTGGGGAATCCCAACAGCGGGGCCCAGCTGGTGCCTTGGTTAAATGGTAAGTGCGGCAGGGAGCAGTTCGCGGATATCCAGAAAGCCACCGTGGCAGAAGCCCTGGAGAGCCGGGAGGATTACCCGGAGGACGTACAGCGTATGCTTGAGATCCGGCAGCAATTGGGAAAGACATCCATTAAGAAGTATACAGCCATGGACACAGCAAAAGGGGAGGGGGACCGGGTGCGGGGCCTGACCCAGTATTACGGGGCCAACCGGACCGGACGCTGGGCCGGGCGTCTGGTGCAGATGCAGAACCTTCCCAGGAATTATCTCAAGACCTTGGATTATGCCAGGGGATTGGTGAAGCAGAAGGATTATGCAGCATTGCGCCTGCTGTACGGGAACGTGCCGGACACGCTGTCCCAGCTGATCCGTACGGCGTTTATCCCTTCGGATGGGAATAAGTTCGTCGTATCGGATTTCTCCGCCATTGAGGCCCGTGTGATTGCCTGGCTGGCGGGGGAACAGTGGGTCAATGAGGTATTTGCCACCCACGGGAAGATCTATGAGGCAACAGCGGCCCAGATGTTCGGCGTGCCGGTGGACCGGATCACAAAGGGGAACCCGGAATACTCCCTCAGGCAGAAAGGAAAGGTGGCGACACTGGCCCTTGGGTACCAGGGAGGGACCTCCGCCCTGATCGCCATGGGGGCCCTGAACATGGGCCTTACAGAGGACGAACTCCCGGACATTGTAAGCCGGTGGAGGCAGGCAAACCCGCGGATCCGTGACCTGTGGTATGCAGTAGAGAATGCGGCTATCGCAGTGATGCAGACCGCGCAGCCTCAGGCCATTTACGGCCTGATCTTTTCCCTGGAGGGGGACATTCTCTATGGCCAGACCTTCCTTACCGTGCGACTGCCAAGCGGCCGGAAACTGTTCTACCCGAAACCGTTTTTGAGAGAGAACCAGTTTGGGAAACTGGCGCTTCATTATTACACGGTGGGCCAGCAGACGAGGAAGTGGGAGGTGGCGTCCACCTATGGGGGGAAGCTGACGGAGAACATTGTGCAGGCCATTGCGCGGGACTGCCTGGCTGTCACGCTGGAGCGGATCGCGGAGAGAGGCCTGCAGGTGGTGTTTCATGTGCACGATGAGGTGATCATTGACGCCCCCATGGAGACCACAGTGGAAGAAATCTGTGGCCTGATGGCAGAACCCATCCCCTGGGCGCCGGGCCTTATCTTAAAGGGAGCAGGCTTTGAGAGCAGTTATTACATGAAGGATTAAGAGGAGGAAAGGGAAGATGCAGTATAACAGGATGCTGCGGATCAGCACCGCAGGGGGCAGGAAGGCCACACACTGGCCTAAAAGTGAGATCCTGTGGTCCGAGTTCGTGGAAAAACTGAAAACACCAGTCCGGGGCGTGGAAACCCTGGAGGAGTACCTGGCCCTCCCGAAGTCCAGACAGGACGAGTTAAAGGATGTAGGAGGCTTTGTGGGAGGCACCTTTGCCGGGGACCGCAGGAAGGCCGCCACCGTGGAAGGGCGCGACCTGGTCACTCTGGATCTCGACAACATCCCCGCAGGACAGACGGAGGATATCCTGCGCCGTGTGGAAGGGCTGTGCTGTGCAGCAGCTGTCTATAGTACCCGGAAACACGCAGGCTATGCCCCAAGGCTCCGTGTGGTGATCCCGCTGGACCGGACGGGCACGGCGGATGAATATGAGCCAGCAGCACGGAAGCTGGCGTTTTTAATCGGGATCGGCTTTTGCGACCCGACTACCTTTGAGGCCTCCAGGCTGATGTACTGGGCCAGCTGCTGTGCAGACAGCCAGTATGTGTGCAAGTCCTATGACCGGCCGTTCTGCAGCCTGGACGGGCTCCTGTCCATGTATGGGGATTGGCATGACATCGCCCAGTGGCCCCAGGTGCCGGGCAGTGAAGCAGTAGAACGGCGCCGGCTGGCAAAGCAGGAGGATCCTACCCGGAAACGGGGAGTAATCGGAGCCTTCTGCCGTACCTACAGCATCACGCAGGCCATGGAACACTTTATCCCTGGAATGTACGAGGAGACCAGCATCCCGGGGAGATACACCTATACAGGGGGATCTACAGTGGGTGGGGCCATAGTCTATGACGGGGACCTGTTCCTGTATTCCCACCACGCGACAGACCCGTGCAGTGGGCAGCTGGTCAATGCGTTCGACCTGGTGCGCCTGCATATGTATGGGGACCGTGACAGTGAGGCAAAGGAGGGTACGCCGGCCAGTAAGATGCCGTCTTTCACGGCTATGAGCCGGCTGGCGCTGGAAGATAAGCAGGTATCCGACCTGATATCCGTAGAACGCCTGGAAAAGGCAAAGCTGACATTCCAAGCACCGGAGGCCCCACAGGAATACAGTGGTACGGACTATGACCTGTCCTGGCTGTCAAAGCTTACCAAGGATGGGAACGGGAAATACGAGAAGACGATCAATAATGCAGTGGTTGTACTGGAGAATGACCCTCTGTTAAAAGGACGGATCGTAACGGACGAGTTTGCAAGCTGCGGGATGATCCTGGGGCGCGTACCATGGGACCAGAGGGAAGAAAAACGGCGCTGGAAGGATGTGGATGACGCCGGGTTCTACCGCTATGTGGAAGTGTTCTACGGGCTTACGGGAAGGGAAAAGCTGGACAACGCCCTGATGATCGTGAGCGCCCAGAACCGGATCAATGATGTAAAACAATACCTGCAGGGCCTTACATGGGACGGAGTGAAGCGCCTTGACACGCTTCTGTCAGATTACCTGGGGGCGGAGGATACGGCCTACACCCGGGCCGTGATGCGCAAGTCCCTGTGCGCGGCGGTAGGCCGGGCAGTGACCGGAGGGATCAAGTATGATTATATGCCGATCTTTACAGGGCCGCAGGGCATCGGCAAGAGCACGTTCCTGCGGATCCTCGGGAAGGACTGGTTCAGCGATTCCCTTACGACTTTTGAGGGGAAGGAGGCGGCGGAGCTGATCCAGGGGACATGGATCAACGAGATCGGGGAGCTGAGTGCCTTCACAAAGCAGGAGACCCAGGTCATCAAACAGTTTTTAAGCAAGACAGATGATATCTACCGGGCGGCATACGGACGCAGGACGGACAAGTACCCCAGACGGTGCGTGTTCTTCGGCACATCCAATGACAGCGAATTTTTAAAGGACGCCACGGGGAACCGGAGGTTCTGGCCTGTGGATGTAGGCGTGCATCCGGCAAAGAAGTCCGTGTGGGGCCTGCTGCCGCTTGAGGCAGACCTGATCTGGGCGGAGGCCTATCTGTACTGGACCATGGGGGAGCCCCTGTACCTTCCGAAAGAGATCGAAGACCTGGCAAAGGACCAGCAGGAAAAACACAGGGAATCATCCGGGAAGGAGGGTATCATCCTGGACTTTCTGGAGCGGAAGGTCCCATCAAACTGGGATTCACTGGACCTGCAGAAGCGGAGGATCTTCCTGAATGGGAACATGAAGCTGGAGGACGGCGTAGGGCTGGTATCCAGGGAAAAGGTCTGTGCGGCTGAAATCTGGGTGGAGTGCTTTGGGAGTGAACTGAAGTACATGAAGCGTTCAGACAGCACAGAGATCAACAATATCCTGCTGTGCCTGAAAGGGTGGGAGCGGATTAAAACCCCACGGAGATTTGGAGTTTATGGGCAACAGAGAGGGTTTGAACGGGTGACTACATAGGCCGACTACAAAGGGAAATTTGTTTGTAGTCATGTAGAAAGTGAAAACTACAGAACTACAATTTGTAGTCAGTGTTTGTAGCCGGCGCAAAGCCTTATAAACAAAGGGATTTTTACTATATAACTACATTGACTACAAACTTCTATATAGAGTTAAAAAATATATAAAAATATAGGACATACGCATACATACACACACATAAATAAAACACACACATACACGCGTACGTGAGGAAGGTAGTCAGATGAGAGAAAAGGACATCGAGAGAATCCTGGTGACGGAGGTAAAGAAACTGGGCGGCCGGGCCTATAAATGGACAAGCCCCGGGAACGATGGTGTGCCCGACCGGATTGTGATTTTCCCAGACCGGGCTCCGGTATTTGTGGAACTGAAAACGGATACGGGGAAACTAAGCGCTTTGCAGAAGGTCCAGATTGACCGACTGAGGAAGCTGGGGCAGAAGGTATACGTGACCTACGGGATCGACGGGGTCAGCCAGTTCTTCCAGGACGAGGGCTATGAGGAAACCAGCAAAGCGCTGGACTGTAGATATGAGCTGTGAACGCGCAGAAGACTAAGGAGGTGATGCCACATGATATTCAGACCACACGCCTATCAGCAGCATTGCATTAACAAGATCATCGAGATCAAGAAACTGGGGCTTTTTCTGGATATGGGACTTGGCAAGACAATTACAACCCTGACGGCCGTGAAGGAGCTTAAGTACAACCGGTTCCTGGTGCGCAAGGTGCTGGTGATCGCGCCCAAGAAGGTGGCAGAAGGAACCTGGACAAGGGAGGCGGCCAAATGGGACCACACACAGATGCTGAGGGTATCGCCGGTGCTGGGAAGCCAGGCCAGGCGGATCCGGGCCCTGAACACGCCGGCAGACCTGTACGTCATCAACCGGGAGAATGTCTGCTGGCTGGTGGACTACTACCGGAACGCATGGCCTTTTGACATGGTTGTGGTGGATGAGAGCAGCAGCTTCAAGAGCCACAGCGCCAAGCGGTTTAAGGCCCTGGCAAGTGTGGGGGACCGCATCGACCGTATGGTGGAACTGACTGGGACCCCGTCGCCAAACGGACTGGATGACTTGTGGAGCCAGATCTTCCTGCTGGATGGGGGCGAACGCCTGGGGAAACGGTATATCCAGTTCCGGGAGAGGTATTTCCAGCCGGATAAGAGAGGAGCGGACGGCATGGTATACAGCTATGAGGCCAAGCCGGGAACGGAAGCAAGCATCCTGGAAAAGATCTCCGATATCTGCATCAGCATGAAGGCGGAGGACTATCTGCAGCTGCCGGATATCACCTATCACGAGATCCCGGTGGAGCTGGATCACAAATCCCTGAAAGCCTACTACGAGTTGGAGCGTGAGATGGTGCTGCAGCTTCCAGAGGACGATGAAACGATCAGCGTTACCAGCGCGGCGGCACTCAGCAATAAGCTCCTGCAGCTGGCAAATGGGGCCCTGTATGACGAGGACCGCCAGGTGCATGAAGTACACAGCTGCAAGATTGAGGCCTTTATGGAGCTGATCGAATCCCTTCAGGGAAAACCGGCCCTGGTATTTTACAACTACCAGCATGACCGGGCACGGATACTGAAGGCGTTAGAGAAGTCAGGGCTGGCAGTGAGGGAGCTTAAGACCACGCAGGATGAAGACGACTGGAATACAGGAAAAATCCAGGTCCTTCTTACCCATCCGGCCAGCAGTGCCTACGGGCTGAACCTGCAGCAGGGAGGGAACCACGTGATATGGTTCGGGCTTACGTGGAACTACGAATTATATACCCAGGCCAACAAACGCCTGCACCGCCAGGGACAGAAGGAGAAGGTGATCATCCACCACCTGGTATGCAGCGGGACCCGGGATACGGATGTCATGCAGGCCCTGCAGCGTAAGGACGATGTGCAGAGCTGGGTCATGGAATCGCTGAAAGCAAGGATCCGTAAGATCCGGGAGGGAACCTTATGACAGACAAACAGAAAAAGACAATCATGATGCGTACACTGGGCCAGACCTGCTGCAAGGGATGTGGGAAGGTGATCCATCCAGTAACAGATGACCTGTCACGTGTTGAATACGTGAAGACCAAAAGAGGAGACCACTGGTTTTTCCATACGGCCTGTGCGGGAAATGTGTGGAGCAGAAAGATCAGCTGGGAAAAGTAAAGGAGAATAGCCATGGAGAGATTAACACAGAAAGATGAGCAGGGTAACTGGTGCCTGAAGGGAGTAGCATGGGAACAGCTACATGAAGGACAGGTAATCACCAAGTCTTTACGGGAGCGGTTGTATGGAGCCCTCTGGAAGTTGATGGAGTACGAGGATACCGGTTTGACGCCGGAAGATGTAGAAGAGCTTAATGACTTTGAGAAAAGCCAAACAACACACTTGTTGAAATGGCTCAATGAGGAGCAGCACAAGCACCGCTGGATCCCGGTAGAAGAAGGATTACCTAAACGAAATGGGGTATATAACATTACGAGATATGTTGATGGTAATTACATGCGAGACTCAGTTTATTTTGATGGACAAGATACATGGCATAATGACAACAGGGTAAATCATTCAAGACGCTATTTAACAGATGTAACCGCCTGGCAGCCGCTGCCGGAGCCGTATCGGAAGGAGGAGTGAGTTTCTCCCAAGGAATTACTCGGTATCCTTGGGAGCACAGAGGGCCTGATGTGCAGCCATAGTGGCCAGAGAGTCACCAAGCTGCATAAAGATGGAACTGATCAGGGCGATCTCTTCTGGAGACTTGCCATCCGCGATGCAGCAGGCCAGAGCAGAAATCGTTACTGTAAGTTCACAAGAATCCATAATATCACCTCAGGATAGTATATGTGTTGATATCAAGGATAGAACAAAATTAAAATTTGGTTGCCGACTACCGTGTGTCGGAGAAAGTAGGATTATGAAATATCAGAAAAAGCCAGTTGTGATAGAGGCGTTTCAGTACGATGGAGATTTAAAAGGAGCAGATGGTAAATATTACATACCAGACTGGGCAATAGAGGCTTACGAAAAAGGAATCATGTACTATAAGGCATTAAAGTTGAACGATCCTCCATGTGAATTATTTATCGATACATTAGAAGGTACGCATCATGTAAGTGTTGGCGATTATGTGATTCGAGGGATACAGGGTGAGTTATATCCGTGCAAGCCAGATATTTTTGAGGCGAGTTATGAGGTATGCAACACTGAATGTGAGTATCACATTTTCAATTAAACAAAATTAAGGTTTGAGAAAGGAGACCGGAGCGGTGGCCACCGTAATGGGATATCCCGGCTCTTTCTGGAAAAATGAAATACACAAAAAAAGTAAAATGTGAGATATACAGAGACAATATGCAGAATTACAAAAAATATGCAATCCCTCCAGCGCAGCTGATTATTGCGGACGTACCGTATAACGTAGGAAATAACTTTTATGGATCGAATCCAATGTGGTACAAAGGAGGGGATAACAGGAATGGGGAAAGCAAACTGGCGGGTAAGGCGGCATTTAACTCGGACTTCAATTTCAATCTTTTTGAGTATTTCCACTTTTGCTCAAAGATGTTAAAAAAAGATGATGTGAAACCGGTGCAGCGTGGCCGCAGCAGTGATAGCCCGTGCATGATCGTATTTTGCAGTTTTGAGCAGATCCAGACATTGATTAAGGCAGCAGAAAAACATGGTTTTGTAAATTACATACCATTGGTTTTCTGTAAGAATTACAGCCCGCAGGTGTTAAAAGCAAATATGCGGATCGTAGGAGCGACAGAATATGCCCTTGTGCTGTACCGAGACCGGCTGCCAAAATTCAGAAACGGCGTGAGGACGGACGAGAACGGAAAGACGATTCCTGGAACAGGGCATATGGTGTTTAACTGGTTCCGCTGGGAGAGGGATGGGAAAGACATTCCGAAAATCCACCCGGCACAAAAGCCGGTAAAAGTGTTGAAAAATCTGATAGAAGTCTTTACAGATCCGGGAGATGTTGTGATTGACCCCTGTGCAGGAAGTGGAAGTACATTACGCGCGGCATATGAGTTAGGGCGAAGTGCATATGGTTTTGAGATTGACCGTACTTTTTATCGAAGGGCAAAGGCTGAAATGCTGGCCTGGGAGCCAGCTGATCAGATCAGTATGTTTGATACGATAAATTAAGGTTTCTGGAAGAACCGGGGAAAGGGAAAGATGAAAGTTGTCAAAAAGAAAATACTACCTGAATATTTTCAAGCAATTCGGGCAAGGGAGAAGAATTTTGAAATCAGGACAGACGAGGATAGCATAGAAGTGGGTGACCTTCTTGTCCTAGAGGAATGGGACGGCTATTACACAGGCGAAAGTGTTCGAAGATATGTAAAATATGTCTTGCGTAACGCACCGGCGTTAGGCCTGATGGACGGATACTGCATTATCAGTTGGTAGTTTAACTTGAGATTTCCGGGAGAACCGGAGGAAGGAGAGCGGGATATGAATGTATTTTGGGGTTTTGAATATGATACAGAATTTTACAAGATTGGTGACGAAATAGATGTAGTTTTCCATAATGGTACTCATTATAGTGGGACACTGGAAGATCTGCGCGTTTATGATGGAGAAATTGTTGTAAATGGATGTGCTTTTTCTCTGTATGAAATTGACAAGGTTATTCATCTAAACTGACATTTAGGAGAAGATATGAAACATAGAAAAGGGAATAGCCCGATGTGCTATGAATGTAAATTCTATACGGAGGAAGAAGATGTAATAACAAAACGAGCAATAGGTTATTGCACATGTGGGCAACATTTGCGTCTTGGAGTAAATGGGAAAGTAAGGAGCAATCCACCAGAACGAGAAAAAGTTGAGCGTAATTGCTGTTGCAAGTTCTGGAAAGATGCAGAAAGTGAATATACGTTTTTTGAGGTATTGACAGGATACAAGGAACCTTATGATGGTACAAAAATTGAAGAATTAAACTGAAATTTAGAGGAGGACCAAATGAGAGACTATGACAAAAACGGCAGCGGCGTGCGAGATCCAGTCGCGGCCTCTGCCATCCGGGAGGCAGACCGGCTGCCGGAGGATTACTGCAAGACTGTCCGCATGATGCTTTTTACAGCTAAGTGTATGGGATATCATGTTGAGGATACGATCAGACTAAGGGACGAGAGGACCGGGAGGGTGTGGCCATGAACAGAGCAGAACGCCGGAGGCGGGAGAAAGAACAGGCAGTACGCAAGGCAAAGAAGATCCTTGTTCAGGATATTGTCCAACAGGTAGAGAACCAGAGGGTGGAGGCCATGATGCTGTGTTTTGCCTTGGCATTGCATGATGAGTTCGGATTTGGCAAAGATCGGTGCTTGAGAACATTGCGACGGGTAGACAGTTACATGGAGCCTTGGGTGAGCAGCAAGGAGAATGTGGAGCAGCTGATCCAGAAGGTAAAAGATGAGATAGGACTTGTAATTACTTGTTAGTAGGAGGTGATGCCATTGGACAAGGAGGTACTGATACAGTATTGCGAGATGAAAGAAGAGATAAAAGATATACGGCGGAGGATACAGAAGCTGGATAAGTTCCTTTCGCAGTCGCACCAGGTATCTGATACTGTTAAGGGGACACGCCGCGACGGGACGATCGGGAGCATAAAGGTGACTGGCTACCCGGTGCCGGAACATTACCGGAAGATGGCCATCAGGGAGCGGTATAAGGATCTTCTGGAAAAGAAAGAGACAGAGCTTCTGGAGTTGACCTGTCAGGCAGAAGAGTATATAGAGAGCATACCTAAGAGCGAACTGCGGATTATGTTTCGGTTGTATTACATAGACGGGCTCCCATGGTGGAAGGTCGCCCAGGCGATGAATAGAATGCTTCCAAAGCGTCGGGTCAAGTTCACAGAAGATAGCTGTCGAATGAGAAATAACAGATTTTTTGAAGAAAATTAAAAATGTTCGGCCATGTTCGGCAGAAAAGTGCTAATATGCTATCATGCGGAAGCCAAAGGCGGACAGCCAGCGGCTTTCCCCCACCCCAATACCTCTTCATTGAGTACATGGCCCGGCTGTTACGCTGGGCCGCCCTTCCGCTTTATTGGATCTTTAGCTCAGTTGGCAGAGCGCGTGACTGTTAACCACCGTGTCCCAGGTTCGATTCCTGGAGGATCCGTTGGGATGGATAAAACATTTTGATAATTCTCCTTTGTATGAGTCCCTGCTTCGGCGGGGACTTTTCTTTTGCCGTATTTTAGGGTATGATTAAAGAAAAGGAGGAAGAACTATGCTGTATGATGTTAAAGAGAGGTTTAAGTTAGCAGGCCTTTGCGTGCCATATCCCCAAGAATGGAATTTATCTACTCTGGAAGAGAAGAGTATGGTTAAGCGACTTCTAGACGATGGATATTGTGATGTAGATGAAAGAGAAGTTGTTTCTCTAAATAGTTCAGGCAATGAACTTTTACATGAAATAGTAGTTGAATTTACAGGCGAATTGTATAAACTTGTTCATAAAGAAGGCGGAAAATGTCAACTGGATTGGCTGGTAAATGAAATGTGTTCACAATATTTATACGATGAAGAAATCGATGAAGAGGATGTAAAAAATTTGATTAAAGATTTAGCGTCTATTTCAAACCGTTTGGGTTATGTTGCGCAGTGCCGAGAAATTTGGGTAGAAATGCATATTGTGTAAAACAGATTTTTAAGCCACCCACCGTGTTGGCTCTTCCCGTATCAATACGAGATGGCTCTGGTTATCTCTTTTCTTTTATCCCAAAACCGACGAATCGAGGTGAGACAGCATGGCCAGAGCATCAGATGTATATCACACCCGTTTCCAGTCCATACTATCTTTGAGGTGATTAGATGGACAAAGACAAACAGGAGCAGTGGAACGAGAAGAAATCAAATGAACTCTTCAATAGCGTTACCGAGAAGGTAAAGCCGGAAAATCAGAATCAGTCCCACAATTCCCGCAGAGAGGGAATGGGGCCGAACACGAAGCGAAAACCGAGTTAAGCATCCGCAAGGGTGCTTTTCTTTTACCCCAAAATAGAAAGGGAGGTGAGCCCGATGGCGTTAACAGAAAAACAGAAAATATTTGCAGATGAATACCTGATCGATCTTAATGCCACCAGGGCTTACAAGGCGGCATACCCAAAGGTTGTGAAGGATGAGACAGCAGCGCAAGCAGGAAGTCGAATGTTGAGAAATGTCAAGGTTGCGGAATACATCCGGGAACGCATGAGGGAGCGAGAGAAACGCACTGAGATCACCCAGGACCGAGTATTGCAGGAACTGGCCAGATTAGGGTTCTTTGACATCAGGAAGCTATTTGACGACAGCGGAAAACCATTGGATATTACAGACCTGGACAATGAAACTGCTGCGTGTATTGCTGGTCTGGAAGTGATGGATGTTTATGAAGGGACGGGAGATGACAGGGAATTTGTTGGGTATGTCAAGAAATATAAACTATCCGACAAGATTAAGGCCCTAGAACTCTTGGGGCGTCATCTTGGTATGTTCAAGGACAAGATGGAGGTATCGGGCCAGATCGATACCAGCAATCCCTATGCTGGCCTCACGACCGAAGAACTGAAGAAGCTGATCCGTAGTGGATAGGACATTGCTGATCAGAGGGGCAAAGATAGAGCTTGCACGCCGCGAGTTCTTTTTTTATTGCAATGTAAAGGCTCCTGATTTTTACAAGGAGGACCGGCAGTACCTGCTTGACCTCTGCAACGCCTTTCAGGATTTTATCCAGTCAGACGATGAGGTTATGATTGTCAATGAGCCTCCCAGGCATGGAAAGAGCCGCACAGCGGGCCTTCTGGTGGAGTGGGTACTGGGAAATGACCAGACTGCCAAGATTATGACCGGTTCCTACAACGAGACTTTATCCACGATGTTTTCCAAAAATGTCCGGAATGACATCATGGAGGAAAAGGCGGATGAGAACCGGATTGTATTCTCAGACATCTTCCCCGGCGTCCGGATCAAGCGCGGTGACGGAGCCATGAACCTGTGGAGCCTGGAAGGAGGGTACAATAATTACCTGGCCACATCTCCAACTGGTACAGCTACCGGCTTCGGCGCATCCCTGCTGATCATTGACGACCTCATAAAGAACGCCGAGGAGGCCAATAATGAACTGACCAAGGAAAAGCACTGGAGCTGGTTCACAGACACGATGCTGTCACGTCTGGAGGAGGGCGGGAAGATCATCATTATCATGACCCGGTGGGCCAGTGATGACCTGGCAGGCCGGGCGCTGGAGCATTTCAAGGAGTCAGGAGCAAAGGTACGTCACATTTCTATGAAGGCCCTTCAGGATGATGGGACCATGCTGTGCTCAGAGGTTTTGTCTAGGAAATCGTATGAAGCCAAGGTAAGGGCCATGGGGGCCGACATTGCATCGGCAAACTACCAGCAGGAGCCCATTGACCTAAAAGGCCGGCTGTATGCCGGCTTTAAAACCTATGAGAAGCTGCCAGAAGACAGTAACGGGAACAGCCTGCTGGAAGGAATCTACAGCTATACAGATACGGCAGATGAAGGAGACGATTTCCTGTGTACGATTATATGGGGTGTGTGTCTTAAGGAAGCGTATGTACTGGATGTATATTACACAAAAGCCGGTATGGAGATAACAGAACCAGAAACAGCCAGGCGCTTCTATCAGTTCAAGGTTAGCAGGGCCAGGATTGAAAGCAATAATGGCGGTTCAGGATTTGCAAGAAATGTGATACGGATCCTGTCAGAGGTGTTTGAGAGTAACTATACAGAGGTCAAATGGTTCCACCAGTCAAAGAATAAAAAGGCCAGGATCCTGTCAAATGCAACCTGGATCATGAACCATGTGCATTATCCAGTCAACTGGCGGGATAAGTGGCCGGAATACTATAACGCAATGGTCAAGTACCAGCGAGAAGGTGACAACCGGCATGATGACGCGCCGGATGCAACGACCGGCGTGGCCGAAACCATGAATATGTTAGGAGCGTGAGAAAGTGGGTGTATTGCATAAATTGAGCGAGAATATAAAGCATGGGATCCGAAGCTGGCTGAATGTAACGCCAGCCAATCCTTACAGCATCCAGATCCATGAGGTGATGGATTTTGAATTGAACGCAATCCGCAACCGGATATGGTATCGCGGGGACGGTAATGAGTTAGAGCAGATGTACCAGCAGAACCCGGAATACGCGGATAAGTATAAGTTCTGGGCCAGCAGGTGTACCCCCGGCATGGAGATGCGTAAGATCCATACAGGACTTCCGGGCTTGATCGTAAAGATCCTGGCCTCCATTGTGTTGGCGGACATGGGAGATTTTGATTTTCCAGAAAGCGAAGCGCACCGCAAATTGTGGGAGGATATGGCAAAGCCTACGAATAACGATTTTCCTAAAAAATTAAAAGAAGCCTTAAAAGAGACTCTTTATATAGGCGATGGGGCGTTTAAGATAACAATTGACACCCAGGAGAGTGAGTACCCGATCCTGGAATGGTATCCAGGAGAGCGGGTTGAGATTATCCGCAGGAGAGGAAGGATCTGGGAGGTTGTATTTAAGACACCATATAAAGAGGGTTACCAGCAATATGTCCTGCATGAGCATTACGGATATGGTTATGTCCGTAACGCTCTGTACCAGGGAGAAAACCAGATCCCTCTGGATGCGATCCCGGCAACCAAAGGAATCCGGGATACGACTTTCGACAAAGCAGTGATCCTGGCCGTCCCTCTAAGAATTTATGAATCTGCAAAATTTGAGGGGAGAGGTGGCAGCATCTTTGACGGGAAACTGGATAACTTTGATGCCCTGGATGAGGTATGGTCCCAGTGGATGGATGCTCTGAGAAAAGGCAGGGCAACAAAATACATCCCAGCAGATCTGATTCCCAAAGATCCGAAAAATGGGGAAATGATGAAACCGAATCCATTTGACAACAGCTATGTCAAAATCAATATGGGCTTTTCAGAAAATGCGGATTCTCAGATCGAAATTCAGCAACCTTCCATCCCTCACGAAAGCTACCTGGCCAGCTATGTGACAGCTTTAGATCTCTGCCTCCAGGGGATCATCAGCCCCAGCACCCTGGGGATTGATACGAAGAAACTGGATAATGCAGAGGCCCAGAGGGAGAAGGAAAAGACGACCCTGTACACCAGGGACGCTATCATAGAGGCCTTGCAGGAAACCCTCCCGGAGCTGGTCAGCGCTACCATCAATGCGTATAACATCCTCCTGAAGAAACCGATTGAGGAGGTAAAGGTGGACATCCCGTTTGGAGAATATGCGAACCCATCCTTTGAGAGCCAGGTAGAGACCTTGGCAAAAGCCCGCCCTGGCGCGCCGGTGATGAGTGTCGAGGCCCAGGTGGAAGAACTCTACGGGGACAGTAAAGATGAGACCTGGAAGAAGGAAGAGATAGCCCGGCTGAAAGCGGAGCAGGGAATTGCAGAGGTAGAAGAACCGGGGGTTAATCAGTCCGCTGGTTCTTTTCAGGTGAATGTGGAAGGAGGGGAACAGAATGCAGGTCAAAGTAATGAACCGGGTGTACCGAATGAACCAGAAGGAGTATCAGGGCCTCCTGGAAGTGGCCAGTGAGCAGGTGCCTTTCGGCATCTATGCTATCGAAAAGAAAGGATATGCGGAGCTACGCTGCGATAAGTGCCAAAGCATAACCCAGTTGAAGAACCTAACCCGGCAATTTAAGACGGCAGGGTATAAGGTATATGCTAATGGGAGGTGAGTGCATGGAGGTTCCTGGTTTTAACTTACTTTTACAGGATTTTTGCGAATACTGCGGAAATTTTGAGCCTGAAATAGAGATGTTTGATTACTCTGATTTGAGAGTAGGACAAAAATTTGTCACTAACATCCGGTGCGCGAACCGCAAGAAATGTAACCGCATTGTCCAGAACTTTAAACGGAGAATACAGGATGAATGAATATGATCTGGCTGCTGCCTTCGAGGCGATTGAGGATGAGCTAATCCGTTCTATGATCCGCAACATGGACCGCCACCGGGCAGAGGAAACCAGGGAAGGGATCCAGTGGTCCATGTGGCAGGCGGAGCAGCTGAAGGCCCTGGAAAAGTACAAGCGGGAGAACCAGAAGCGGTACAAGGGAAGGTTCAAGACCTTGAACAGGGAGATTGAGGACCTGATCCGTAGGGCCAGGCAGACCGGGGGCATGGAGCAGGAAAAGAGGATCCTCCAGGCAATCCGAAAAGGCTTTAAGGTCCAGGGACGCAACCGTTCTCCGGCACATGAGGCAATGACAGCGGAGTTTTTTAAGCTGAATGACCGGAAGCTGGAGGCATTGATCGAGGCCACTACCCACGACATGGAAGCGGCGGAGACGGCTGTCCTGCGTAAAGCCAACGATGATTACCGGAAGGCGATCTTCAATGCCCAGGTTTATGCCAATACCGGCACAGGAACCTACGAGAAGGCAGTGGACATGGCCACAAAGGATATGCTTTCCCGCGGTCTGAACTGTATTGTTTATGCCAACGGCGCAAGACATACTCTGTCAGACTATGCTGATATGGCCATCCGGACGGCATCCAAGCGGGCATACCTGCAAGGAGAGGGAGAAAAACGGCAGGAGTGGGGAATTTCTACGGTTATTGTGAATAAACGTGGAAACCCCTGCCCAAAGTGCCTTCCTTTTGTGGGTAAGGTACTGATTGATGATGTGTGGAGCGGCGGCCAGGAGGATGGAGCTGATCCAGAGACCGGGAAGAAGTATCCGTTGATGAGTTATGCCATCAGTAAGGGGCTGTACCATCCACGCTGCAAGGATAGCCATACCACTTATTTTCCGGGAATTTCCACAGCAGACGATACCTGGACAAAGGAGGAGCTGGAAGCAATTGGGCTGGCCAATAAGGAGGAGGCCAAACAGCAGTATGCCGAAAGGCAAGCAGAGAAGTATGGGAGGCTGGCGGAATATTCGCTGGATGGAGAAAATAAAAAGCAGTATGAGATAAAAGCTAATGAGTGGAGAAATGTTAGATTCAAGACTGGTGGAATGACAAGTGAAAAATATGCAGGTTCAAGGAGACCACTTGCAAATTTCAAAGCAGTACCATCAGGACAGGTAGTGCAGATATTAAGAAAAGATTCAGAAGGGTGGATTCAAGAGCTAACAGATAAGGAAAAGAGAGCAATCCAGAAGTATACATATAATTCTGGGGATAAAAAGCCGAATCGTTTATTTGAGAGGTTAAACGCTATGCTCCGGGGAGATTTGCCAGAAGATGAAAAGTTGAGAATCTATGCAGATACTATAAGCAGTGCATTGAATAAAAGTAGAATTAAACGTGATGTTATTGCGTACAGGAATCTGGATGTGGATTTGTATTCTGGATTTGAAGTAAATGATTTAATCATAGAAAAACAGTTTATTAGTACCTCAGTGTCAAAAAGAGCAGCTCTTGAAAAGCCATATAAAGTGGTTATTTATATTCCTAAAGGGAGTGGGGGAGCATATATTGAGTCTATTAGTAAGTATCCCAAACAAAGAGAACTGCTGCTTGACAAAGGAACTATTTTTAGAGTAATATCAAAGAAAGAAAATGTAACTGAATTGCAGGTGATTATATGAAGATGACAAAGGAAGAGAAAGAGGCTTATAAGGCATTTCAGGATAGGGTTGCAATGCCGACCGCCCCCCGGAAACTTACACCGGAGGAAATAGAAAAACTGAAAAAAGAAGGGCGTATCTAATACCACCAGTCAGAAATGGCCGGTGGTTTTTTGTACGCAAAATTTAAGGAGGAATCATAATGGGAAGTCAGGAATTTTTAAACATTTGTAAGGCAAAGGTAGCAGAGTATCACAACCAGAAGAAGGACAAAACAGATTCAACATCGGCTATGACGGCGAATGATGTGTTTGTGGTCTGGTACAGCAAGAGCCTCCAGAACCACAAGGCCCTGCTCAGTACGCCGGTGTCTGATGGGATGTATTATGAATTGACTTACAACGGTGATAAAAAGGAACTGTACTTCGATGCTTATAAGAAGTGGGAAAACATCTGTTATCCCGTGTGAGGAGCGTTGCGATGTCGCACAGGAGGGAGGTGAAGCAGTTGATCGAGAAGATGATCAGATGGTTTCGGCAGCGCAGGTGCTGTCATGAATATCGGAAACACTGGAACCGTACATCCGGCCAGCATGGCGGTTATGTCCGGCGTTGTGTAAAGTGCGGGAAAATTGAATAAGTCCTAGAAAGATTAAGATAGTCTTAGATTTAGTCATAAGCACGCAGGTAATCCTGGGTGTTATTTTTATGCCCGAAGGCACAAAACTACGGTGAGACACACTGTTACCAACTGTCCGTGCAGACAGCACACGAAAAACTGTAGGAATGGGAGACACCCTTAAAACTGTGAAAGGAGACAAAAAATGAGGTTTAAAAGATTTATGCCATGTTATGCACCAGATGGAGGCGCCGGAGGCGGCGAAGGAGCAGGGACAGGAAACGCCGGCGCCGGACAGCCATCGCAGCAGACAGCCCAGCAGGGAGGCCAGGCTCCAGCAATCGACTATGATCGGATCGCCCAGATCCTGGAGGGAAAACAGGCGGCAACGGAGGACAGTGTCCTTAAAGGGTATTTCAAGCAGCAGGGGCTTTCCAAAGAGGAAATGGACCAGGCAATCGCAACCTTTAAGCAGCAGAAGGCTGCCAGTCAGCCGGATGTAAATGCCCTGACCCAGCAGGCAGCCCAAGCTCAGGCAGAGGCAAGGCAGGCACAGATTCAGAGCGCTGCAACCATGGCGGCGGTATCCCTTGGCATTGATGCCAAGACAATTCCCTATGTCCTTAAGATGGCAGACCTCAGCCAGGTAATGGGCCAGGATGGAAAAATCAACGACGAAACAATGAAACAGGCGCTTAATAAGGTGCTGGAGGATGTACCGGCATTAAAGCCCCAGGCGGCAGGCTCCACCGGATTTGTCCAGGTGGGTGCAGCCAGCGGACAGCAGCAGGCCGGGGCGTCTGATGATGCCTTAAAAGCGGCATTTGGACTTACTTAAAGAAAGAGAGGACCTAACATATGGCAGTATATGATTATGCAACAACGTTTACGCAGCTCCTTCAGCAAAAGTATGCGAAAGAGCTTTGTTCTGACGCGCTGGCGCAGAGCAATCAGCAGGTGAAATTTATCAATGCTCAGACCATCAAACTCCCCAGAATGATGGTATCTGGCTACAAGGACCATACCAGGACACCCGGCTTTAATGCAGGGACGCTGGGAAATGACTGGGAGGCCAAGAAGCTGGAGCATGACAGAGATGTAGAGTTCTGGATTGACCCCATGGACATTGACGAAACAAACCTCACTCTATCTGTAGCGAATATTCAGAATGCGTTTGAGACAGAGCAGGCGATTCCGGAGAAGGACAGCTACCGTTTCAGCAAGCTCCATGCAGAGCTTACTACATATTCCGGAAGGATTGATTCCACTGTGGTCACAGCGGCCAATTTCCTGGAAGCATTTGATACAGAAATGGCGTACATGGACGAGGCTGGCGTACCAGAGGAAGGCAGAATCCTTTATGTGACGCCCTCCATGCGTAAGATCGTAAAAGAGGCAGAAGGCCTTCAGCGGGTCATTTCCGTAAACACTCCATCTACGATCAATCGGAAAGTACACAGCCTGGATGATGTGGTGATCAAGATGGTGCCATCTGCCAGGATGAAGACAAAGTACAATTTTACCGATGGATGCGTAGCGGCAGAGGACGCAAAGCAGATCAACTGGATCCTGATCCATACCTCCTGCGTGGTGTGCCGGGATAAATACAGCTATATCAAGCTGTTTACACCAGGGACGGACTCCAGAACGGCGGACGGATACCTGTACCAGAACCGCTGCTACGGGGATCTGTTCCTCCTGGAGAAGAAGGTAGAAGGATGTGCAATGAATGTGAACGCATCGGAGTGACAGAATGAGAAAGGATAAGGCATGAGAGCTATTAAAGGAAATAAGGAATATATCATTGATGAGAGTCAGAAGAAAGCATACCAGGACAGTGGTTTTGACATCATGGATGATGATGGGAAAGTGATCGGATACGGCCGTGGAAAAACAGTTCCTTTTGAAGACTACATGAATGCGGTTAAAGAGATCGAACGTCTCCAGGGCTTAGCTGCTGAAAAACAGGCTGAAAACGAAGCATTGAAAGCGGAAAATGCTTCACTCCGGGCCGCAAAGCAGGAAGTAAGTAAGAAAGCAGAAAATAAAAAGGCTGGTGAGTAAATATGGCTTATGAACCATATGCCACCCCGGAATATTACCAGGACACCTATAACGGCAGCATGATCCCGGCGGATCAGCTCGAGAAGGCGCTCCGCGAGGCATCCCGCCATATTGATTCCCTGACCTACAATCGGATTGTAGGCCGGGGAATGTCTTTGTTGACGCCATTCCAGCAGGATGTTATCCGGGAGGTAGTCTGCCAGCAGGCGGATTTTGAGTACGAAAATGCGGATGAGATCAGCACGATCCTGCAAGGCTACAGCATCAACGGCGTATCAGCTCAGTTTGGTAGCTCCTGGAATGTATTTACAGGCAATGGCGTTGCCATGAAGCGCGATACATATGCTTTGCTGTGTCAGACGGGCCTGTGCTGCCGGTTAGCGAGGTGAGGCCATGAAATATCCATGCTTAGTGCCGAAACGGCTCTGTAGGACGGATATACACGTTCATCTGGAGTCTGAAGGCACAGACAACCATGGCCAGCCGGAGAAAGTCCTTGACCTGGGTCTAAAATGCAACTTCCAGGACCGGGCCAAGACCATTCTCACAGCAGAGAAGAAACTGGTGCAGATTACTGGTACCTCCTTGATACCAGGGGACATTGCCCCAGACTGGCCGACGATCAGCGGCGGAAGCGTGATCGTATTTGGAGAGGAGCGCCGGATCCAGCAGGGGACGAAGAACCGGAACCCGGACGGAACAGTGAACTTTTGCACGCTGGAGGTGGTCTGATGCAGGTGAGATCCACAGTGAAACTGAATATGGCCAGGATCCAGCAGTTGTCTCAGGCGGCTGTGACAGCCCTGGAGAAGACTGGCGAGGCCCTGCATACAGAGGTTGTACAGGCACAGGTCATGCCATTCGATACAGGCCATTTGCAGGAAGACGCAACCTTTGTGGATTACAGTAAATCTAAAAATGGAAAAGTAACTTTGGTATCCAGTGCGCCTTATGCTCGCCGGTTGTACTATCACCCAGAGTATAATTTCCAGACGAAAGAAAACCCCAATGCAAAAGGAAACTGGTATGATGACTGGCTTCCCGGAGGCAGTAAAGCGGATTTTGCAACAAAAACATTTAAGCAGTTTTACAAAAAGGCAGGTGGTGTGTGATACTCAGACTGGAAGACATCCGGGCATTTATTGCGGCCCTGGGCATTAGCACAGATGCCAATACTTATATCGGTAAACTGGATAATAAAAAACCTCATTCTATCGGCGTCTATCATCGGAAAGGCAGCGGGCCTCCAGTGACCGCCCTGGGAGGGCGTGATTATTCCAGCTACGATACCCGGCGGATCTCACTTCTGATCCACTGGGATAAGGACGTGCAGGCATCAGAAGAAGCAGCGTACAGCCTGTACGGGAAACTTGCAGACCAATCCAGCTTGATCCTGGGAGACACGCCGGTGTATTTTATTATCCTTCAGACACCGGAGCCGGTGGATGTGGGAACGGATGATAATGGCGTGTATGAGTATGTGATCTGGCTGGATTTTGTATATCAGAGAAAGAGAGGGACAGAAAATGCCTGAAGCAACAGGAAACGGAAAAGTGTACCCGGTACATAATAATAAGTTCAAATTTGGTATTAAGGGAAGGGAAAGCACCGAAGAAGATATGGTGATCCCGATGGACTTAGAGAACTTCTCTCCGTCCATTGACGGAACGGTAGAAGAATGGTATTCCATGGATGCCGGAGGCTGGGTAAAAGCAGCCATGACTGCTAAGAAACTTGGCTTCAGCTTCAAGGGCAAGCGTTCTGTTGGTGATCCCGGAAACGATTATATTGCTGGCCTTGCCTGGAAGTTTGGCCAGGATGTTATGACGAAGTTTGAGTGGGAAATGGTATCCGGCGCAAAGCTGGCCTGTGAGGTGGTCGTCAATGTGACTACACCTGGCGGCGGGGATACTACAAATATTGACACGCTGGAATTTGAGGTGACCTGTTACGGTGCCCCAACATTCACACCGGCATCTACACCAGGAGCATGAAGAGGAGGAAAAGGAAATGGCAAGAAAAGTAGATATTACAGAAAAACTGAGCTTTGAAGAGAATCCAAGCCTTGTAATCAAGGGGAAGGAATTAGAAGTTAATACGGATGCCCCAACTATGCTTAAGGTGATGAACCTCACGTTGGATGGTGGTCCCGGGGTAAAGGAAATCATGGGTGCATATGAGATGATTTTCCCTCAGGCTTCCAGGGATGTAATCGAAAAAGAGCTTAAGCTCGATTTTAAAGACTTGATCGTGGTGGTGCAGGAGGCAATCAGTCTTGCTATTGGAGATGAGGACGAGCAGCCGGGAGAGCAGTGACCCGTACTACGACCTTTTTGAGGACTGGGATCTGATTGTTTCCAGTTTCCTGTCGCAGTACGGGCTAAGAATAAGGACGAAGGACTTTGAGACCGTCTCCTGGGATGAGTTTAAGGCGCTTATTGCAGGATTATCCCCGGAGACAGCTCTGGGCCGGGTGGTGGCCATCCGGTCTGAAACAGATAAGAATGTTATCAAGCATTTTTCCAGAGACCAGCGCCGGATCTATGATGCCTGGCAGGAACGTGGGGCAAAGGAAATGAACCAGAAAACCTTTGAGCGGGAAATGGCTGATCTGGAGCATATGCTTGCGGCCATGTGCGGAGGTGGTTGAAATTGAAAAGATAAAGATGGAAAAGGTCAGGTGCCCTTACTGCGGGCATCCGGTCAATGCAGTAAAGAGTAAAGATGCCCGATGCCAGGGCGTCTTTTTTAAGTGCAAAAATAAAGATTGCAGAAAAGAATTTGAGTTAAAGATCTAAGACGCTGTGCCGATGTGCCTGTCTTGTGAAAAGGGCAGGTGAAAAAAATGGCAGCTGATGCGTCAATCAGATTTGATATATCCCTTGATTTGGGGAAGATCAAAACAGCAATCGATAATACTTCACGAAAAGTAAAGGCCGATTTTGAAAAAGCATTTTCCAATTCAGCCCGAAAATGTCAGAAGTCATGTGATGAAATGGCCGGGGCTTTCAAAAAAGTAGATGATTCTGCTGATGAGACAAGGCAAAAGATAAATTCAATCCTGAATGATACTGAAAAAAGCGCAAAGTCTAAAGCTTCATCCATTGCCTGGATTTATCGGAAACAAGGTATGAATCAGTCTGAGGCTATGAAAAAAGCATGGTCAGAGATTGAGCGAGGTGGAGGATCATCTACAGCAAAGGTAAAAAAGCAGATAAAAGGAATTGGTACGCAGGCTAAAGAGACTTCTGGAGAAATCGGAGGCACACTGCTCCCAGCCCTAAAAAAAGTGGGTATTGTCCTGGCAGCTGCTTTTTCTGTAAAAAAACTGGTAGATTTCGGGGCCCAGTGCATCGAACTTGGCTCTGACCTCCAGGAAGTCCAGAACGTGGTAGATGTGACATTCCCCCGAATGTCAAAGCGAGTGGATGAATTTGCTAAGAATGCAGCCGCTTCTTTTGGTCTGTCAGAGACCATGGCGAAGAAATTTACTGGAACCTTCGGGGCGATGGCAAAAGCCTTTGGATTCGGCGAACAGGCTGCTTATGAGATGTCCACTGTGCTGACGGGTCTGGCCGGTGATGTGGCATCATTTTACAATATTAGCCAGGACGAGGCATACACGAAGCTTAAGTCAGTTTTTACAGGCGAAACAGAATCTCTGAAAGATCTGGGTATTGTTATGACCCAGAGCGCGCTGGACAGCTACGCACTTGCGAATGGATTTGGCAAAACAACGGCTAAAATGTCCGAGATGGAAAAGGTGGCCCTGCGATATAAGTTTGTGCAGGAGCAGCTGACCCTGGCTTCCGGGGATTTTATCCGTACATCGGACGGCTGGGCCAATCAGGTGCGTGTCCTACAGCTCCAGTTCGACAGCTTGAAGGCTACAATCGGCCAGGGGCTGATCAACGTACTGACTCCGGTGATCAAGGTGATCAATACGATCATTGGTAAGCTGATGAGCCTGGCAAATGCCTTTAAATCCTTTACTGATGCCATAACCGGGAAAGGTTCCGGGGGCGGAGGAGCCAGCGCGGCCGCAGCGGGGATGGAAGCGGTGGCCAAGTCAGCGGATCAGGCCAGCGCAGCCGCAGGAGGGGCAGGAAGCGCCGCTAAAAAGGCTGCCAAGGACATGAAAAGCATTACCACCGGGATCGATGAGCTGAATATCATCAGCCCGGAAACGGATGCGTCCGGCGGCGGATCGGGCGGGGCATCCGGCGGCGGGTATGAGGTTGACCAATTCGATATGGGGGCAGTTGATACATCCGCCATGGATGAAATGGACAGCAAGTACCAGAAGCTGATTGACCGGGCCAAAGAGCTTGCAGCTCTATTTTCAGCCGGCTTTAAGGTGGGATTTGGGGATACCAGTGTCCTGGACAGCATACAGGAATCAATCCAGAGGATTAAGAACAGCCTGACAGAGATATTTGATTCCCCGGAGGTCCAGCAGGCAGCTACCCGGTTTTCCAATATTTTGGCAGTTAATCTAGGGAACATAGCGGGATCTGTAGTGGGGATCGGAGCGACGATTGCAGATAACCTGCTGGGCGGTTTGAGTCTGTATTTGCAGCAGAATACTGGCAGGATCCAGGAATATCTGGTTTCCATGTTTGACATTGGCTCCAGGATTGCAGAGATAAGCGGCAATTTCGCTAAAGCTGTTAATACGATTTTTTCAGCGTTCCAAAGCGGCAGTGCAAAACAGATCACAGCTGATATTATTGGCATTTTTTCAGAAATGCTTATGGGGGTTTCTGAACTGTTCGGAACAGCTAATGCAGATTTATTCGATGTATTTACTGCACCGTTCATAGAAAATGCTGGCTACATCAAGACTTCGCTGGAAGATACTTTCAGTGCGGTGGAACCTGTATTCTCATCTTTAAGGGATCTTGTTTCAGAAGTCTTTGAGAAGATCGGTACAACATACAACGTTCATGTAGCGCCGATGCTGATGGCATTTAAGCAGGGATTTACTGAAATCGCTACTCTGCTGCTTGATGTTTATAACACGTATTTCCTTCCAGTGCTGCAAAATCTGTCTGAGCAGTTTGTAACGTTTAAAGATCAGTATCTCAGCCCCTTGATTGATAAATTCCTGGAATTTGGCGGAAAAGTAGCAGATGCCATTACCAAATTATGGACGAGCATCCTGCAACCATTTATTGAGTGGTTTATCGCGAATATAGCTCCTGTAATAGCCGCGAATCTACAAGCCGTTATTGATACCTTTTTTACATTTTTAGAGGCTGTAGCTGAGGTATTGAACGGAGTTTTAACAGCCCTTGGCGGTGTGATTGATTTTGTCGTTGGTACGTTTACAGGTGACTGGGGACTTGCTTGGGAAGGAATCAAAGAAATATTCTCAGGGGTATGGGAAGCAATCAAGGCAATTGTATCAGGTGCCATCGGAATTATACAAAGCGTTGTTACACAAGCGTGGACGGCCATTTCCGGGGCTACCAGCTCCGTATGGAACCAGATAAAGGCACTTTTAAATACTATTTGGAATTGGCTTAAGTCGCTGGCAGGTACGTTGTTTGACGGCATTAAAAACGCCATCACTACAGCCTGGGAAAATGTTAAGAATACAACCTCTGAGATTTGGGAAGGTATTAAAGCTACCCTGGGGACTTTGTGGGATACGATCAAGACGGCAGTAGATGAGAAGTTTACTGCCATGAGGGATGCGATCACAGGCATTTGGGATACTGTGAGAAGTAAAACCAAAGAGACCTGGGATGGAATCTGGGCAGACATCAAGGGGATTATCAATATGATTATCGGCGGTGTGGAAAATATGGTAAACCGGGTCATTGACGGTATTAACGCTATGATAGAGGCGGTAAATGACATATCGGATAAAGTTCCTGGAGATTTCGTTCCTAAGATACCTAATATTCCAAGCATCAACCTCCCACGTCTGGCCCAGGGCGGCTTCGTCCGCGCCAACACACCCCAGCTTGCCATGATCGGTGATAACCGCCACTATGGTGAGATCGTGGCGCCGGAGGATAAGATGCAGGAAATGGTAGACCGGGCGGTTGCCATGGCATCCAGAAACAGCTCTGGCATGAGTGACCAGTACCTGGCCCTGATGGTGGAATTGCTTCAGCGGATCATCGAACTCATTGAGGAGATGGATCTAACCGTCAACATCGACATACGGGAGATCAAAAAGCAGCTGGCTGATCTGGATAAGCGCAGCGGCTACAAGCTCCGGCCAACGTAAGGAGGGAACAGCATGGCAATTTATATCAATGGACATAAATATCCAAACTACGACCGGGGCCCCGGCCTTACCATTGCTACCAATGTCTCCCAGGGTAAGAACGCCCTGGGGGAGTTCGTGGGGCAGAGGGTGGGCCGGGATCAGGATAAGATTGATGGTCTGCAATGGTCCTATCTGGATGCGGCCACCTGGGGCAGCATCCTCCGGGAGTTTGATGAGTTTGTGGTAACGGTCAAATTCCCGGACATGAAAAATGGCGGCTGGAAGACGGAGCGTATGTACCCCGGCAACCGGACCGCTAAGGTTTGGGAGGAGGACGAGGAAGGCCTTCCCACCATGTACAAGGACTGCAAGGTCAATCTGATCGACTGCGGGGTGGTGGGATAATGCAGACAGCAAGTAGTAAGTATAAGGAGCTGATGCGGAGAAAATGGAGGAATACCCGCTCCCACCTCCGCGTTACCATCGGCCTCATCAACCAGGAAGCCCAGTCATCCGGCCAGGTAGCAGATCGGGAGCATTTTACATATTATTCTGATCTGGTCAAACCTTTGGACAATTACCAGGTTGAGGAACTGTATGCGGCCTGTGATCAGGACTACACCACAGCAGATGGGACCATGTATTTCATGCCCAGGGAGAGGGACAGCATCGTTTTAAATCAGGGCATTGTTACTGAGGATCAGAATGGCGTAGTGGAGATCCGGTTCCCGGTGGAGCATGATATAAAGGGCTTGACGATTGAGTTTGGAAAGGCCTATCCGGTAGATTTTACCATTGACTCAGACCACCGGAGCCTTGAAGTGACCGGGAACACAAATGGCCATTATGTAACGGAGGAGATCTTTGAGAAGACCACATTCCTCCGATTTACTCCTCGGACAATGGTAAACGGATGGAGCCGCTTTAGGATCAACCAGATCACAATGGGAATCGGCATCTATTTTGGCAGCAGGGAGATCTTGTCTTCTACAAAAAAGGAGCATATCAGCCCCATATCGGAAGAACTGCCTACCATTGACTTTAGCGTGACGGTCAATAACAAAAACCGTATGTTTGATGTGGAAAATGATGAAAGTACGGTAAACTTTTTGGAACTCGGACAAGACATTGAAGCGCTGTACGGTCAGGAACTGGATGACGGGAGTATCGAGTGGTTGCCGGGTATCAGTCTGTCCTTAAAGGAATGGTCGGCAGATGATGAGCAGATGAGCTTCAGCGCGTCGGACCGGTTTGACAGCATGGATGAGACATACTACCGGGGGCAGTATTACCCGGATGGGATCAGCCTCTATGATCTGGCTGTGGATGTGCTTACAGATGCGGTTGTGGATCCAAGGGATTATTGGGTGGATGCGTATCTGAAGCAGGTCCTTATCAAAAATCCTATTCCGGTTGTCACTCACAAAGAAGCTTTGCAGCTGATTGCCAATGCGGGCCGGTGCATCCTGTATCAGGACAGAGCAGGAAAGATCTATATAAAATCCAGCTTTGTGCCGGAGATGTCTGCGTCCTCCGATAACGAGGCTTATTTTTCTCATGTAGGTACGATCCTGAGCAAGGATGCGGGAACCCGGAATGAATATGCGCTGACGGGACAGGATTACTCTACCGCAGGCGGAGCGGTATACTTTCTTCCCCGTCAGTCAGAGGGAGCGACGTATCTCAATACCGGCTATGTCTCGGATGCAGCAGCAGGGGAAGACGGGACTTTCCCGGACAATCCTATGGTTACGCTCACAATGGAGGCGGCGTATAAATGCTTTGGGATCACGCTGGTATTTGGCCGTAACTGGCCGGATACGGCGGTATTTCATTCTTATAACAACGGGGTCCTTCAGGAGGATTATGAAGCCAGGGACATGGCGCAGACGGCGGTTATCAGCCATGAGTTCCCGGAGTTTGACCGGCTGGAGATTGAGTTTACCAAAGGAACGCCTAATAATCGTGTGATTTTGGACCAGGTTACGTTTGGAGACAGTACAGATTATACACTGGAGTATGGAGTGGAGCTGACCAAGACACCTCAGGGAACGAAACTGGCGAGGGTGAAAGAACTGCAAGTGCTCCGTACCCTGTACAGCCAGGGCGGCGGGGAAACCCAGGAGCTGATCCGGGAGACCATCGCTTTGTCTGCCCAGGATAACCGGTATACCTTTTATTTTAGTAATCCATCTTACAGCCTGTCTGTAGCCCTTTCAGAGCCGCAGGAAGGGCAGTCTGCTGAGATTGTAGAGAGCAGTGCCTATTATGCCACAGTGGCTCTTATGGGCGTTGCAGGGGCGGCAGAGGTGGTTATAAGCGGAAAAGAATATGTGATAACACAAGCGAAGGTAAGCCGCCAGCTGAACCCCACAGGGAGCCTGGAAACGTGGGAAAATCCCCTGGTATCGGATGCACTGCACGCTGCCGATCTGGCGGACTGGATTGGGGACTATATGAAGGCTGACCGGGAATATGATCTGCAATATCGAGGCGAGCCAAGGATCGATGCTAATGATATTGCTTTTCTGGAAAATAAATATGTGCCGGACTTACTGATCCGGGTGACAGATCACACGCTCAAATACAACGGGGCATTTTCCGGGACGATCAAGGCAAGGAGGGATATGAGTTATGTGGCAGCAGCCAAAAACAGACTGGCAGGCAGGTGATTATTTCAACATCCAGGATTACAATCGGATCAAAAATAACCTTGATGAGCTGCGGACCATGGCCCTGGAGCTGTGGCCGGATTTTGAGTATGAGGAAATGGGCGAGGATAAAAGCTATCAGGATTACAGCTTTTATGCTGACGAGATCAACAAGTTTGAGAACAATCTGGATCATATTTGTGCTGGTACATATCCATTTAAGATCGGAGAAAAGAAACAGTATGGCGATAATCAGCCATTTATAAAATGGGATGAGCTGAACCGGATCGAATCAGCCTGCTTGAAACTGTATCTTAATATCCGATCCGGCATGGACAGCCGGCCGACTTTAGAATTTACCCTGGGAGGAGATGTAAACGCATGGCTTTAAAAATAGATTATGTGGATGCGCTGTATGAGAAGAAGCGGATCCGCCTGGAAGACAATGGAGACGGAACGGTGACGCCGGTGGATGAAACAGAATATACCCGAGAGGGCGACAAGTTTGGGGCGAAGGATGTCAACGCCACCAACGAGGCCGTCAATACCCTCTCCGAAGATATGGTGATCTTAAAAAAATCTGTCAGTGATGGAAAAACACAGGTTGCCGCGGCCATCACTGCGAAAAAGGTCCCTACGGCGGCAACTGCAACCTTCGGGGAGATGGCGGATAATATAGGTAAGATCGTGCTCGGAAGTGGTAATGCGACGCAGGCGGATGTATTGGCAGGGAAGACATTTACCAACAGCGGCGGAGTGGAACTGACGGGCACCATGCCCAACCGCGGCGGGTATGGAGGCTGGGGAAACAGTAAGGGAAATGACACCGGCAATCAGAGAATGTGGGTGAAAGTGCCGGGCGGATACTACAATGAAAACGCCGAGGTTTATCTGTCCTGGGCGGACATCAGGAGCATGGTGGGGTTGACGCCGGATAAAATAAAAAAGAATGAGCCGATAATGGGGATTATCGGTAGCTTTCAAGGATGGGTTGGTGATGCAGGAGACTTGTATATTAACGGTGCTAATAATGCAGGTTTTACACTAAATGGCGCATCTTTTCTCCAAGACCGAATATCTCTTTCTAATGTAGGGCCTGATATAATATCAACAAAAAGTTATACTATGACAACATCTCAAAAATTATATGTAAAAGGAATAGATATAGCTGGAAGTTTTGGTGCGGGCCAAAGTGGATCTCGCTATATTACATTAAGAGATAATGACAACATTACACTTGCTTCAATAAAACTGGGTGACGTATCTATAAGTAGTGGTTTTTCTTTCACCATTAATAGAAATCTTACTTTTGCACCAAAGATCTTATTCCCATATGCTGCTAATAATTGGAGAGGTTATATTACTCGTATTTATATAGCTTAATAGAAGGTGAGAGCTTTACGTCATTAACAGGTTTGAGTGAATAATATTACGCTGAGAAATATATCCTACTTACATATCCATTAAAACGATATGTCTCCAATTTAGGTATACCTGTGATTTTGTTTCCTTTTAACGGAAAACGTACAGACGAAGCCCCATAAAATTTTAAGGTGGAATTATCTGAGGAATATCCTTCAAAGTCAAAACGATAACCACCTAAATAAAATGTTGGAGTGAATCCTTGCCCTGACCCGATAGCTTTTTCCCTATAAAAATTCACAATAGCATAGTTATAATTCCCAATATAATATTGAACTGTGCCGGATAATATAGCAGACAATGCACTATCAGTGTTATTAAAGTTGATTTGTGCAGTTTCAAAAGATACTTGTTTCGAGCCTGAACTAAAGCCAGCAGGATTTGCTCCTTTATTATACATATCAGCGTTTCCGGCCACATAGCCCTCCCAGCTGCCGATAATCCCCATTATCGCGGAGTTAAAGATGGAAGGGACAAAAACACATCAATTACCCACAGTATACCACACAAAAGGAGGGATGCAACCATGATTGTCTTAAAACCCAAATAAAAAAATAAGAGAGGATCAGCAATGGATGAAGCATTAAAAACAGAGTTTGAGCGTCTGCGGGACGAAAACCGCAGGCAGAACCGCAGGATTGAGGTCCTGGAAGGGCTTGCCAAAGAGATCCAAGCCCTGGCACTATCGATCCATGGACTGGCAAAAGACATGGAACAGATGCTCCAGGAACAGCGGGAGCAAGGACAGCGCCTGGATAAACAAGGGGAGCGCCTAGATGCCCTGGAGAAAGAACCGGGGAACGCCTGGAAAGACGTTAAAAAAACTATCATAACAGCGATTGTAAGCGCACTTGCCGGAGGTCTGGCAACTGGGCTTATTTTTATTTTGTCGCAAAGCATCCATTGAAGGGAGGTGAAAAAGTATGCTTAAGAACTGTGTATTAAAGTCTGACGTAGACACCAGGCAGTGGCTCCACGCTGCCGGAATCAGAGCAGTCAAGACCATGGCCCAGACCTTTGTGGCCACGATCGGCACAGCGGCGGTCATGGGTGACGTTAACTGGCCGGCTGTGGCCAGTGCATCGGTGTTGGCCGGGATCCTGTCTGTGGCCACGTCAGTAGCCGGTCTGCCGGAGCAGCCCTCGCAGGGCGAGTAAGGAGGTGATCCTTGTATCTCCCGGTCCGGCCAGGGTCAGAGCCGGAGCAACTATTACATTATCATTTAAAACCGAAAGAGAGGAAAAAAATTATGGCAAACGCAACAGGTAAGAGAGCAGATAAGAGAACTGAGGAGCAGAGAAGGAACGATATGGCACAGAATGTAAGACCGAAGGGAGCGCAGGACAAGACCTTTGTTACCACTGGCCCTGCAACCGGTAAGGAAGACGAGAGGGCAGTAGGCACTGAAAAGAAGTGATGTGCGACGTCGCAACACAGACGGGCCCTGGGAGCAATCCTGGGGCCTTATTTTGTTAAGGAGGACAGTCATGGTAACAGCAGCATTTACAGCGTCAAATGATTATGCTCAGGCATATGGCCTTTGGCAATGGGATTACGGCCAGGGCCTGCGGATCCAGGGCCTTGATCTTCCTGCGGCGGTTGAGATCCACTTTGCGTTGACGGAGACAGGCGGTGAGGCCATCACCCGCGTGGGCGTAACAAAAGACGGGATAACAACCGTCCCGATCCCGGACAGTATGCTGGAGGGAGCGGGCGGGACAAGAGACTATCAGATCTATGCGTGGGTGTACCTGGCAGATCCGGCCAGAGGGGAGACCGTCAAGCGGATCACGATGAATGTCAGGGCCAGGCCCAAGCCAGAGGCTTTTGAGGCTCCGGGGGATACGGAAATCTTCCGGGAAGCCATCGAGGCGGTCAATGAGGCAGCTGAGAGGGCAGAGGAGGCCGGGAAGGAAGCTGTAGCTGCCGCCAGCGAGGCCAAGGAGGCCGCTACGCAGGCAGGGGAGCATCTGGAAACCATCCAGGGCCTGGCGGAGCAGGTAGAGACCAATGCCGATACCGTAGCGCAGGATAAGCAGGCGGTGGCCGGTATGCTCTCTCAAACGCAGTCAGCAGCCTCAGAAGCGGCCCTGTCGGCAGAGGCGGCCAAGTTATCAGAGACAGTCGCCAGACAGGCACAGGCAGGCGCAGAGGCGGCAGAAGATGGGGCAAGGCAGTATGCTGCGGATGCGGAGGCAGCCCGGCAGGCGGTAGCCGAAGATAAGCAGGCAGTACAGCAGATGCGTGAGGCTGTGGCGACAGATAAGACAGCTGTTGAGCAGACAGCAGCAGGTTTTGTTGATACAGCCCGGCAGGCAGTGTCAGATGTTAATGCTGCGGGCAAGGCTCAGATAGATGCTATTGAGACAGCCGGGCAGGGTTCGGCAGAGGCAGTAGAGACAGCCAAAACAGAGGCCGTACAGGCGGTTACCGCAGAGGGAGATAAGCAGACCGAGAGGGTGCAGGAAGCGGCGGCAGGGGTAGAAGCTGACAGGGAGCAGATCGGGAAGAACAAGGCCGACATAGCTGGTCTGGCAGAGGATATGGCAGACCTTGCGCCGGGGATCAAGATTACTGCCGCTGGTACAGACATCAGCATTAAGGATGCCGCAGAGGATTGGCCGTTTAAGGGGCTGCGGGTGTTTGGGAGATCTGAGCAGGGCGAAGGGCCAAGCCCAGATAACCCGCAAGAGATAGAGAATGCAGGGGAGAGTGGTAGTATTGATGTATCTGTGTCTGGTGCCAATCAGTTAAAACCTAACAATCACAATGTCTTTTGCGATTTTCCGTTGGAAGCAAACACTGTAGTTACTCTTATGACAAATGGAAAAGCATCTGAGGGAGGCAATATTAAATTTATTGGAACTGATGATTCGAATGTTTGGTTTAGTATTGATAAAGGACAAACAAGGGTTTGCAGATCCATAGGAAGTAAGCCAGTTAAAGGTTTTTACGATTTACTTACACCAGCGTCTGGGCTGGAATATATGCTTGCTGTTGGAGATATAAAAAACTATGAACCCTACCGCACCCCTCAACGTCTCACCCTCCAGACGCCCAACGGTCTTCCTGGTATCTCGGTAAATTCTGGGGGGGGGGGTAATTATACAGACGGAGCGGGTCAGATATGGGTATGTGATGAGGTCGATTTTGAGCGCGGGAAATATGTTCAGAGAGTAAAAAAAGTGGTCATAAATAGTGATACCAATATAACAGCAAAATTAGGAGACTATGGAGCACTACAAAAAAATACAATTATAGGCAGATACACTGATGAAAGCATTAAAAAATCGGGTGTAATTTTATGCAAAGAATTGCGAACATTCCATAATTGGAACAAGGATGAGGAAAGTGCATATACAATCGAGAAAGGCATTGATTTTAGATTATCAAGGGAGCGTCTTGGACTAGGTGCAGAAACTACAAACGAACAAAACAAAGCTGCTATTCTAAAGTTTTTGGAAACAACACAGTTGCATTTTATTGTGCAGTTAGATGTTCCCGTCGAGCGTGACCTTACCCCGGAAGAGCTCGCCGGCTACAAGGCCCTGCGGACGTACAGCCCGACTACGGTTGTGAGCAATGATGCAGGAGCGGGGATGGAAGTAACCTATGTGGCAGACACGAAAACCTATATCGACAACAAATTTGCGGCCCTTAATAAGACCATATTAGATGCAGTAGGAGGTACATAATGTACGAAATTATAAAAAGCGTAATTACATCCAAAAGCTATGAGCTGACGGATATCCTCAAAAAGATTGATGCAATCTGGCTCCAAGGTACTCTCACCGATGATGAGCGCATGGAGCTGATTGATCTGGCCCGTACCAGCGCAGACCCAGAACACAGTTATGCGCCATTGCAGAAACAGATCGACACCCTGTACACCAACATGACTGAGATGGGCAAGACTATCCTCAGCCTGACGGACCGGGTCGCCAAACTGGAAGGTGGTAGCATCACCCCGCCGGAGACGGAGGAGTATCCTGCATGGATACAGCCTACCGGGGCACATGATGCTTATAACGCAGGCGATAAGATGACTTATACGGACGGCAAGCGGTATATCTGTCAGATGGACGGCTGCGTATGGGGCCCGGATGTGTACCCGGCGGGTTGGAAGCTGGCAGAATAATGGAGGAAACTATGGAGATACGAAAAGAGATTAAGCAGATTAACTGTTACGCAAATCAGAATCACCCGGCATGGATCGTGATTCATGAAACAGATAATTACAAGATGGGCGCTGGAGCACTTAAACACGCCCAGGCCCATCGAAACGGCAACCTGTCCACATCTGTGCACTGGTATGTAGATGATACAGTGGCGGTGCAGACGCTGGATTACAGAGACGGTGCTTACGCGGTAGGTGAGCAGTACGGTACGCCTCTGGTGCCAGGAGTTACCAATACCAACAGTATTAACATCGAGATCTGCGTCAATCCAGACTCCAATTATGATACCGCCCGCGTTAACTGCATTGAGCTTGTACGCCAGATCATGGCAGAGACAGGTATCGGGGCTGATCATGTGATCCGGCACTATGATGCCAAGCGCAAGTATTGCCCTCGTAAGATGATGGATCAGCCGCAGCTGTGGACAGATTTTAAGGCGGCGTTGGCCGAACCACAGAGAAAATCCGGCTGGCAGCAGGAAGATGGCGGCTGGCGCTTTTACTTAGGTAATGGCCAGCCCGTCCGGAATGACTGGTACTGGCATGAGGGTAAATGGTACTGGTTCGACGGCGCCGGTATGATGGTATCCAGTGTCTGGTATCAGTACAAGGGCCACTGGTATTACCTGGGAGCTGACGGGGCCATGGTAACGGGCCAGCAGACCATAGACGGCAAGTGGTATATTATGGATGACCAGGGCCGGATGGTCGTTGAGCCCGTTACCCTGACGCCGGAT